TCGTTCGTCGTACCTAAAAAACCCGCACCGTAACGCGACGACTGTTACAATGCAAAAACTGCGTTCGTCGTGTTAATCTGCGCGGCGCAGGTTAATGAATTGTTCGTCGGACTTACTGCTTGCCTTCTAAACGATGCAAACGGTCAATCTCCGCAGCGATCAACGCCCCTGCGATAACTAACTGCCTAACACGCGATTTAGACTGGCGGTGGCTTTCTGGTCCGCACATTCCATCACGGAAAGACTTCCTTGCCGTTTGCTCTGTGGCCCACAAGGCTGCTTCAATTGCCAATTCGCCTTCGCGGTGGGTGTCGTCGTGCTCAGATGACCAACCCTCTGCGATGATCTGTCGTTGACGCTCCGCTGCTATCAAATCGATTCCGATTGTATTACTCGCCATTTGGTAAAGCCCTGCTTATATAAACTCTCTGAACTTCAAACTTCCAACCACAAGAACAATTGATTGTGTGGTATTCGTACTCCGTCTCGCGCCACGGCCTGTCGCAATGCGGGCATATTGGTCTGTCCGCCTCAACAGCTTCGGGTGTCGCTTCAACTTTTTTCTTTGCCATGAATCCAACTCCTCAAATCGTTTTCAAACCAAAACTGTGCTTCGTCGTTGCGATGCACTACGATTCCTGCGTCATCCATCAATCGACACAATCCATAGATCGCAAGTGCGACGACACAACAAAATGCCAAAGCCGACGAACAATTGATTGCATCCAAGTCGCGGCCATCGTCTTTCGGTTTGGTCATGTCATTTCTCCGCGACTGGATGAATCAAAGCGTTATGTGGACGTTGCGCATGGGGGATCGAACCTATCTAGGAAAGACACGGGAAACCAATCCACAAGACGGGCTCCAAAATCAAGCAGTACTTTTCTGTTTCGTTCATCCACCTGCCGCAAAAAAACCACTTTGCCCGCCATGCACTCGAACGAAGTCGAGCCACAAACAAACTGCCCACCTTCTTTCAACCTCAGCGTCCTTGCTTCCATCAATTCTATATCTTGCATATCGCCACCTAACAATTGATTCGATCGGAGCCGCCGATCACGGTTTTCTGAAATGGAGACCGAACCACGGCGGTCCGATCAATCAAAGCGTTCACACGACCCTAACATCATCAATCAGTGTGCGTATCTTTTTTGCCAACCGCTTTGACTGGGTTGAAGCAACTCCTTGCAGCAGGTTCTCTGCCTCCAAAAGCAGGTCGTACATTTTTGGAGATCGCGACATTAAAGCTGCGTTCGCCAAGTCTTCGTCCGACTCAGCCCCTGCGGGTACGATAATCGCCAACTGCCTGTACCTCTCGCCTTCCCCTTCGACGATCAGTATTGGCATCACTATCGGTGGAGAACTTCCAAATCCCCTTGCTGTCCTCCACGGACCGGGCGTGTGAACAATTGGATGCATCGAAGCGGCATCCACGCTTTCTTTTTTGCTCATAGTTTTTCCTTTCAAGCTCGATGATGACAGTCGTTCAAACCCTAACCACCGTCACGATTTCGCCAAGCTGCTCACAAGAAAACTCAACATGCGGTGACTCGTCGCCAGCCGCGATCACCTTGCGAACGCTCGTGCAGCACACTTGCGAGTCGTCGATCCACACAATCCCTTTTAAGGCATCGCAAACCGACTTTTCCAAGTTGTCGAAGTCCGGTTTCTTGGCGTGCCACATCCTGGGCATTGGCTTTGTCTTCCAGATTTGCCCCGCTGTTCTAGGCAAGACGAAAACGATCTCGATCCTGAGCGGCCCCGCAAGCGGTCCTAAGCGTCCAATCGCTTCCGTGGCTGCTTTGCTTGCTGAAGCCTTGAAAGCGTTTACCGGGTGAGTTGTGGGGGTGTAGTGGCTTACAAATGCCTTGCCACCACTTCGAACGACTCTGGATCGTTTTCTAGGTTCGGCGACCGGGACTGCGGGGATGTTAAATTTTATCATTTCGAAAAAGCCCCCTCTGTAATTTCATCCACAAGCCGATCGTATTCCGCGTGCGTTATCTCACCATCCACCAGTCTGGACTTGTGTTCCAGCATTTGCATAAACGGTTTAGCAATCGACTTGAACGCAGCACTTGGAACGTACTTGCCGCGATTCGACTTGATCCAAAGTTCCTCCCTAACTTGTTCCCGCTTTGCCTGATCCCTCAAACCCATTGCCAAAGCCTTCACGTTCAACGCGAACGTTTCCCGTTTGTAGCCCACTGGCGGGTCTTTAATCGATCCATCCACCCACCCGTCCAAAACTGCGTAGGCTTCGTCCGCGCTCACCTTAGACAACGTGGAAGCCCATGAAGAGCATGTTCCAGCCGGATCGGTAGAGTTCTCCCGCAACCAGGACGCCAAACCTGGAAATGCGATAAACGCTTTTTGGAAAAATGCACCTGCTTCAATTGGATTCATCGTAGGTTCCTTAGAAGGTCGTCGTTGGATTTGGCTACTTTGCTGCTCGCGTGAGAGAACGATTGCGGTTTCGGTTTGTGATCGCCGTTGAGAATCAGGTTCTTCGCCTGCACACTAATCGAATACTCAATCGCCTGGATTGCATCTTCGTCGTTCGGGTAGATTCGGCCTAGCTGCATCAACTGAGTCTCTTCCGTGATCTGGCTCAAAGGCTTTTGGATTTGCCCCAAGTGCCTCTTCCACTTAGACCAGCAGATTTGAAACTCCTCCCCGCGTGCTTTTTCTTTTTCTAAACTCTTCTCTTCTCTTCTCTTCTCTGGTAACGGTTTTGTAACGTTTGTGTCACATTTTTCTGTGACAAGCGTTCCTTCTTTGTACACAACTCCTTCGTTTAGAAATGTAGGAAGCAATCCCCACTCTTCAGGCGTCCTGTCATTCTTTTCGTTGTTGCAAAGCTTGCAGCAGGTTGCTAAGTCCTCAATCGCTTGCCGACCAGACCCCCTGGAATGCGGAACGATATGGTCGATTGAAAGCACTGACTTTTTAGATGCCTCGAGTTCTGGACTTGATTCCGTCCCGCAATACACACACCTGTAATCATCCCTCTGCATCACAGCCCTCGTGAATGGTTTGGGAATTGATATTCTTTTTTCTCCAGAGTTTGTGACACCAGCGTGACGCATGCGTGACTCTCTTTGTCGTAAAACAGCATCACACCTAGACTTGGCAGACTTTCCGTTGTGTATTTCGAATCCAGGAAACATCAAGGCATCTTCTTTAAACTCGAGCCAGCCGACTTCAATCAGCGCCTGAGCAAACCCAGGCTTGTTCAAATATCGATCAACCCACTTTGGAGTGACTCCAGTAGTAACCCCATCAGCCGTGTGCTTGTCGGCCCAAGCCCAAAGTTTATGTAGCCTGCCAACAACCTCGAACTCGTCAAGCTCAAGGCTGTCGCAAACCGACACTACAGCAGGGTCGTCTTGTAGGTCCACCCGCATCTTGATCCAATCACCAGCCATGTTCCAACCTCTAAAACAATTCCATCTGCTTCGGCTTATCCAACTCAGTCGAACCGTGAACGCCACGATCCGATACAACCAACTTTCCGTCTGTCACTAATTGGTCAATAACCGCTTTCCAAACGTGGGCGCGAGCTGCTGGGACTCGGCCTCCGTGCATGCCAACGTTTTCCAGGTCGGCAGCGAACTCAAAGACCGATTGCGGGTAGCGTGCGGCTTTTATGAAATCGATCGCTACTTGTGGGTATTCGGATTGGCGACTCATTGGTTAGCCTTATCGCAAAGGCTATTCCCGTGGCATCGCTCTGGATAGCACCAACATCCAAGCACCTTACCTTGTAGACTTACAATCTTGCTTTGAAGAGATGGCTTAAGCTTCAAATAGACATCGAATGAATCGCAAACTGTGTCTCGGTCGCCATCTTCGTCTTTCACAAAAGGATTGCCCCATTGTGTTCCTCTGTCGATCGGTATGAAGTGTCCATTCTCCATCGCCCACCTAATCAGTCGCTGATCTGATCGTTTGTTCGCAACGACAGTCCTGCCAGACTCAACAAGCTTCTTCCTCTCTCGCTCGCTGTCAGTCCAATCACTATCAGGCTGAGGAACAATATGCTTCGCCGCTTGTGCGACTGCCTTGCCTACATCCTTCCCTTCTTCGCGAGCTTGTTTGATAATGTCGTTTTGAATTGCCTTTGGAAGTGTCGCTATCTTTGCCGCTGCTGAAACAGCAACCTCGCCTTTGTCACAGGCTTCAATAAGTTCTTTAGATCCTTTAGTTAAAACCTTGACAGCCCTATCTACTTGTTTCCCAGACACTCCAACGGCTTCGCCGGCCTTGTCTCTGGACTTTCCTTGCTCTGAACTTGGTGGACAATTGTCCACCAAGTCGTTTCTTTTCCCTTGCCTTGCTTTGGCTTGCTTGTCGTACAAAGCCTTAGCCCTACCGCCAACCATTGCCTTTTCGCCTTCGTCTAAATCTCTACGCTGAAGGTTAAGGCTAAGGACATACGCAATTGGGTCAGTTGGATTAACATCAACCGTGACTGGCTTCTTTCCAATCTTCAAACAAGCCATCCAACGATTGCGCCCGTCAAGAATCTTTCCGTCCATTAACTGGATTGGAACTACCTGCCCATTTGCTTCAATGTCTTTTGCAAGATCATCGATCTTTTCTTCGCTTAGCATCGGGAAAATGCAAGCTGCTTCGTGAAAGTCCATTATCTACCGTGTTCCTTTTCGTGGCATTGCCTGCAAAGTAATTTCAAATCGCAGTCCTCGTACTCCCAAGGCTGCTTGTCAATGTCGTACCTTAGGTGGTGAAGTTGAATTGCATTTGTGGACTCACATACTTCGCATTTATTTCCTCTTGCTGCGAGTACGGCCAACTTCCGCTTTCTCCATCGTTCATCAAGAAGTTTGTAGTCGTAGCGGAAGTTGTTTTTTTTAGACGATGCAAATGAGGCATCACCCAAACGTTTCGGCGATCTTTTGTATTTCCCAATACCATCCAATGCTGGTAGTCAGGATCGAGAGCATGCATGTTGTCGAAAATCCTAGAAGGGTTTGCAGCATTCTTCTGCATGCCCAAATAGACTTCCTGTGCAACCAAGTGCGTTTCGTGCGACACACCTTGAAGGCTAGTCCAAGAAACGTAGGGCTTGTACGGAAACTCCGACTGTGTCATTACCCAAGAGTCTTCGTCTTCAGAAATTCTTCGCTCTGTGTCGTCTCGCGACTTCATGGAAATGCCTATTCTTCCATTTACCTTCACGACGCAGATGCTAGCCCGTCGCTCGTTTTGGTATGCGATCGGATCTTTGTCGCCAGACTTTAGATGACAGGAGTCAAGAATGCTTGATTTGCTGGATGACGACTCAATTTTGTCAATGACTTCAATTTCGTTTCCAACCAATCGAAACGCTTCTGTACGATTATCCTTTTGCGATCTAGCAACCTTGCACTTGATGCGGGTCCATACCTTTACCTCTTGGTTTCCTGTAACGCTTAACGGATAGAGTCGAATCAATCCAAGTTCGTCAGAGAGGATGATAGAACACATTGTAGTTCTTCCATCCTGAGTTCGGTTTGGTGCGCCTTTGGCTAGTACGATTCCTGTCAGTTCCATACCTACACACCAATCCTTTCAACCATTTCCCGCACCACCCCAACAGCCACTTCCAACCGTTTCTTCAGCAACTCAACCCTCGCCTCGCTACGTTCAACCCGAATTACGCAAAGCCTGTTCTTGCCTTCCATTCGTGGATCGAACGAAATAAAGTCGCACCAATCGCGGCCAGTCACCAGAAGATGACCAACGACTTGCCATTCGTAGTCGCTTGGTACTTCCTTAGTCAGCAACGTATTGACATGAACAGCAGGATCAAACGGACACTTGACTTCAAGGCAACCAGAACCACCAACCAACCCGTCAGGCGTTCCACCAATGTCGTCGGTAAACTCAAAGTATTGAAACGGAGTGCTATCAACATCCCACTCAAACCGATTCGCATATTCCGCGATCGCCTTCGACTCGTTCTCGTTTCCCCAATCCATCGACTTGGCCGAAACGCTGTACCACGATCCGAACCGTTCAGCCACGATCCGCCGAAGATAGCTGTAACCAGTCTGGCTAAACAAAGCATCTTTGCTTCGCCCGCTACCTATCAAGTCACCGAACCGACTGCAAGTAATCTTGCCTAGCCTTTTCCGCAACCACTCGTCCCGCTTCACCTCAACTGGATCAAGCACTTCTTCGCCAAGTTCCATTTCGTCCAGGTTCATTTTTTGGCCTTTGCTGCTGAAAGCTTGACCACGCTCCAGTCGTCCGACATATTGCCGTTCGTCCTGTTCTTCTTCTTGCCTTTGTAGGTAATCTCAACTGGCGTTCCTGGTTCCATTGCGTTGTTCTCGAATACAGCAACAAGACGCTTTGAACCGTTGACGACAGTCTTGCTTTCGTTGTTAATCGGTTGAATGAACACCACGCAAGGGAGCAAGATTTCCTCTGCTGTTTTCTGGTCAAGTACGGTTCTTTCCGTCACTTCGACAAACACCATCCGACGCTTTTCTCCAACGTCGTTCGGTGTCCAATACTCCTGTGAAAGATCGCAGCTTGCGACCTCAAACGTAGCCAAGTCCATCGATACTGGAATAATCATGTCACCCATTTAGCTCACTGCCTTCCTTTTCACTTCCCCAAGAACAAGAACATCACCATCAACGATAGGGTTGGCAATTACACCAACTGGAAGCGACTCTAAAAGTTCTTTGCTGCAACACTTAAAACGTAGGTTCTTTCCAGAAGATGCCTTCGTTAGTGTCCAACCAATTGCCGTTTTCGCAGAGACTCGTTTTATTCCAACGATGTCACCATTTCGAACAGTTGTCACTTTGTCTCCTGCCTGCCATCGCATCGCAGAAACTACATCGCTTCCAATCCGAAACGCAACGCTTAATGCAGTTGAACCACCACTAGATTTTTCGTGCTTAATAACCACCGTATCAGACGCATATTTTGTGGCACTTCCGCGATATTGCGGTTCTATAAATACTTCCCAAGCCATAATCATCTCACCATACACTTTCTATTTCGTTGTTGTCTAAAAACGTCCTACCTGCCTCGATACTTCCTAGCCTCATCAATCGCCCACCGTGTCATTTCATATTGCTGCTCTACCGTCGCCAGCACCGCGTTATCTTCTGGATGATGCAGCACCTCACCGCGAATCACCCGCTGAGTCAGCAGCAGCAACTTCTCCAGCGATCCAGGCGGCGCGTCAGTTGGTTCTGGCATCCGAGATGGCTCAAAGTCCTCATCGTGGCCGACCCGCATCAACGCGCCGTAGACTGAATCGTCGTCCCTGCTGATTCCGTTTCTTGCAAGGTGGTTGCGTCGTTTTGCTTCCGTGATGATCGAACGCTTTTTTGCTTTAGCTGTCGGCATTTGCGTCATCCCTTTCTTCCTGATAAGCCTCAGTACTCAGCATCCAGATTCCGAAATTGTCATGGTCCCTGATAATTTGCAGATACTCGACCTTGCAAATCTCTCGTATCTCAACACTCCAAGCATCCGACACTTGCCGAGCTGCTTTAACGTACGCGTCGTTCATGGCTTCCGTTGACGTTATGCAACGACTGTATTGAAACGAGACGACCATGCTGTGAATAAACTTACCGCTGCCTTTGTAGATTTTCCGACGGTAAACGATCTTGTAATATCTCACTTGCCTTGTTCCTTATTGACAATTTCCTGAATCTCTTTGCGGTGGATTGTGACACTCAAAGGAGCGACAAATCCGATCTTGACCCTATCGCCACGGACCTGAAGAATTTCGACTTCAATGCCGCCGTCAATGACAACACGTTCACCCGCTTTTCGACTTAAAATAAGCATCCTTAAAATCCTTTTTAGAAAAACATCCGTTGTAAAATCCCATCCATGAAGCCAGCCCTAGCCAGTCCGTTGGCTAGTCGATTCCGTCCGCTGGTTGCGTCCGTGTGTTACAGAATCTCGATTGGCGAGATGTCGAAACTTCCCCTGCCGTGTGTTACCAAATAGCTCTTGTAGTCGTGCTTGACAACTAAGCGACCATCATCTTCAGGCTCAAGAACCTTGCGAACATCATTGCAAGCCTCGTTAAAATCTTTAGAAGCTTGCTCGAATCGCTCAGCAGCTCGCAAGTAGCGTCCGATTGCAAGTGATATGTTAATGCGATCATCAATTGATAGTTTGTCGCTCATCGTGTCACCATCTCCCCAGCATCGTTGCGAACCATACCGTTAAGGATGCCTTCGACCCAGCGCGAGTAGTTGTCGTGGATAAACTCGTCGTCTGCCAATCGCATGACAAGAAGCTTTTCTCGATGTTCAGCAAAGAAGACTCGATACAAATTGTGACCAAGTATGAAATCAATCACGTTCTCATCGAAGCCATCAAACTTGACGCGATTGCCGCCAAACTTAGCGACAATCAAATTGACGATTTCGTGCGTGTTCATGCTGCACCTTCCGAACCAGGCAGCTGAAAGAACTTCGCCAGATCAGTCGTAAAGTGATCCAGCACAATGTCCAAACTCATCTGCACCCGTGCTGCAAGATACGACAGCTCAACCTTCGCAAACTTGCGACCGTCCACGCTTCGAACACACACGACAAGAGCATGCGTGTCGTCGACTAGCAAATACCGATGCCCGTGAAGCAAGTCGTCTTTGGCGACCTCAATTAGCGATTGAGACGCCCGTTCTAAAATGACCATAGATAATTCCTTTTCTAATTAGTTGACTTCCATAAGATCAAACAACGAACCTTGATTCGTGTCTGCTAACGATGTGCTTGCTTTTTCCAGATTCCTGCATGCCTGAGCGTAGTATTCAGGCTTCAGTTCGCACCCGTAAAACCGTCTCGGATCAAGGATTCGTTTGCCTGTTTTCGGTGACTTGCCACCGAGCGAAACGTAGCCTTCCGAACCGATGCCAGTAAACGGACTAAATACCAATTCGCCTGGATCGGAATAGAGCAGGACGCATCTGCGAATGACTTCCAACTGCAATGGGCAGATGTGCTTCGTGTCCTCATCGCTCTTGGCCGCTGCTGTGTTCAGCGTGTCTGTCTCGTGAATATCGCTCCAGCATCCTTCTGCCCAGTCGATCCATTCGTTGCGGCTGACTTGTCCTTTTGTGTCGATCTTCTTTTCGTTGACTCCAGGCTTGCGAAACTTGATTAAGTAGTCCTGCAATGTTCCGCGTTGTGCTGCCCTGTCGTTTTCCAGTCCACTGAACTGCAGCTCTCTTGATCGTGTTCGAATGGCCTGAGCTTGTGGATTCTTCCTTACGCTCCAGTCGTATTCGTAAGTCAATCCAGCACGTTCACCAAGTCGAATGTTCATTCCTCGAAAGTCGCACAAACCAACGCCACCGGATCGCTTCATGCGTGGTATCTGGCAAACGTGGACGATAGCCGCCCTTCCTGGTTTCAGAACCCTTGCGAGTCCTTTAAAGAAGAACGACAGATGAATTCGAGCTTCAGCACCAACGCTATCGACGTTGCCAACATCCGATACCGAATCGGTGTAAGCGTATAACGAAGGGAACGGTGGACTGAATACGGCAAAGTCTATGCATGACTCTGGCATGTCTTGAAGCATGTGAGGGATGCAGTCCCCGTGATGAATGTCCCATTGCTTATCGTTGAAAACTGGCATGACCTATCTCCTTAAAAAGTTGCATTTGTTCGTTCGTGTCTGACTCAACCCTGCTAGCTTTTGCTAGCACGTTTTCCACAAATGGAACCTCTAGCTCAGTCACCGGAATGTGAACGTTCAAAGGCTTAGTCGATCCAATTCGATTCGACCGCTTCACCCCTTGATAGAATTCCTCGTAGCTGTCTTTTAACCCGCTCCAAACCTGCCTTGTGCATACTTGCAGATTAAGACCGAACCCTAAAATTTTTCCTTTCGAAATTAGGATTTTGACTTCGCCGCTCTTAAACTGATCGATGTACAACTGGCGTTTGGCTTCTGGAGTGTCGCCACTGATCGAAACCGCTTCTGGAAATGTCTTTTCCATCTGCTCTTGTTCGTCGTTGTAGTGGCACCAAATTATTGTCGATTCGTCAGCCATCCAGCTTTCGACTTGCTTCCGAATAAATCCATTCTTGTTCGATGCGATGCCGTTCTTGCCTTTAGCGATCTGAGACAGCTTGCCGCGAGTACCGATTCCACCCAGCGAAGTTGTCAGCAGGTCGCCCGTTAGCTGTTGCGCCGCTGTCCGTTGCTCGTCCGTCAGTTCGATATGATCGACATGGACGATGATTGGTGGAGTCACTCCGACATTATCCTTCCATCCGTACACCGCCGGATTCGTCAAGAAGATCGACCAATCAGCAAGCGACCGATAGAAAGGTTTCAAAGCATGAGGCTTTAGTTCCCATCTGTTTTGCGTCTCACCGCGATTGATAAAGTACGTTGCCAGGAACTCGTTGACGGTCTTTGCTCTGTCGAGAAACACAGCATGGTTTGCAAACTCGATTCGGTCGTTTGGAGCTGGCGTGCCTGTTGCGCACAACTTCCATTCAAGGCCGCGACCAAGTTCGATCAATCGAGTACCCCAGGCACCGTAATGGCTTTTGAGCATCGAGGATTCGTCCAGGATCAACGCAGTTAAATTGCCTTGCGTAAGTCCTTCTCTGATAGCTTCGTAGTTAGTGACTCCAATCGCTGAACCTTTCGAGTCTAGCCACGATTGCAAGTCAGCCGCAACTACTCGTCCAATGTTCATTGACTTGTAAAACTTCGACGCCTCTTCAACAGTCTGCTTACAAACCATCAAGGGCGACACAATCAAAACCTTACCGCCGCATTGCTTCAGAGCGTGTTTTGCATACTCCAAAAGCATCAACGTCTTGCCGAGTCCACAGTCTGCAAAGATTGCAAACTTGCGCTTCTGAATTGCAGTCCGTGCAATGTCTCTTTGGTAGTCAAACGCTTCCTTGATCGGTCGATATGTCGTTTGGACAGCCTCAACTGGCAAACCAAATTGAGCCGCGTACTCATCAGGCACAATCGCAGCATTGCCGCGAAAGTGGTAAACGGGTGACTTGCGAAGCTGCAAAAATTGCGAATAGCTCTCGGCTGAGCTTGAGTTAAAAGTTAGTTGCATTCTTGATCAGCCT